AGCCAACCCAACTTTAGCAATTGAGGCTACCCCCGGAGAGGCTGCTCTACCCATCCCGGCATTGGTAAATGCATTACCTACGCCCCTACCTATAGAACCCTTCAGCGTCATTATAGACAGCGCAATCAAGGGCAGATACTTCACTGTGAACTCATGCATTTGAGGGGCGAATGATTCATAGAATTGATCTATATGTTTTTGTTTGGCTGTTATAGTAGCCAACTTGGCGGCTTCGTTAGCTTTCATCGCGCCGGTCAGCTTATTACCTTTCGCTATACCGTTTCCTACTTGATATATTGACTGCACTACGTCCTTTCCAAGTTGCTCGGCCATGAAGGCTGCTCGCATCGAATCATCTGATAGTTTGGATCTCAATTCTTTCGAAATTCTCACCATATCGTTTAGACTTATTTGTATACCAGAGTTCAGGTTATTAGCTGTTTTAGTAAGACCTAACAGTTGTTGCTGACCTATGTTCTTGGGGTCCATAGCATTGAGAAGAGTAGATATTGCTTTATCTGATCCTTCAGCCCCTCCCATTGCAGCTTTTAGTAAGGCTGCTGACTCAGTATAAGCAGTTACTGCATCATCACCATATACGGAAGCAGCCTCTATGGATGATTTAACCGCATTAAGAGCCTGTATCATGCTCGTAGCAGTAATTCCATAGTTAGCGGTATTTTTAAGTATCGACTTTGATAGCTTACTTTGAGATTTATTACTGGTGCTTGTTAGTAAGCTGAGACCACCTAAAACCCCAATTAAACCTTCGGTGGTCTGTCCCGTGAACAACATGTCATCTGCAAGATCAGCGGTGCTACGACCTACGTCTCGAAGACCTTTTTGGAATCCACCCATCAAAAAGTCAGTCATTTCGAGTTGGGTGGATATGTTACCCTTTAAGGCTTCAGTGTTTTGCTTGGTAAATTTTGAGTAGGTAGTACCTGCGGCTAAAGCCTGAAGATTTGCCTGTTCAGCCTTTTCCACAACCGCAGTGAGTTTACCTACAACATCCAGGTTAGCGCGAAAGGAGGAATTAAGACTCTCAACACTATCAATATTTGATTGTATAGTCCTGGTGTTCCGCGCTAGTTCTCGTATAGACTCCCCCTGCAATCCGGTAACAGGGTCATCATCAGGACCTCTGTAGTTGTTGCTCATTAGAATATACCCCTAACTAGTAAGATTGTCATAATTATCATATCAGGATGCCGCGATTAAATTCACTTTAAGTATATCACTCAGGAGAGAAATATTTAAGGTTTTAAAGTCTCTTACACTTTGTGGGAACGTTGGTTTCCTCTTCGTCCTCCTCTTCGCAGGAGGAGGGTTCAAAGGAGCCACAGTTGTAGCCTCTGCATAAGTAGATTTAGATTCCTTTCCGTACATTGTATTTAGTAAACTGAGATTCGTATCCTCATCTAACGTCTCACACGCTAACACATTGTAAAGTGAGTTGTTTAGAGTAGATAAGAAAAGTCCGCTGGAAGTCCTCTGGGAGGATAGAACTATTCCAAATCTCCTACCCCCTCCATACCCATACCCAAACTCAATTAGGTTTCCTGGACGAAGACCTAAGTAGGGTACCTCCGATACAGATTTACCTGTATACTTCACTGAGTTGTCTGCTTCGTTTATGCTCTGGATGAACTTATCCACCAGATTACTTAAGTTGCTTCCTATACCTCGATTTGCCATAATTATTCTTTTACAGGTTTTCGGAGCTAAGTTACTATAATATGAGTATTACTTAAGTTACTTTACTCTTTATCTCTAGATACTTACCTCTGTTTCTTTCCTTTTCTACCTTTAGATACTTAGGTCATTTAAGTATACTTATATAGGCGATTTCACCACCCGCAACAATATTAGGCCCCAGCGAAAGGGATATAGAGTATTTAGCCATATTCCTATGGGTCACCGGGTATAATGAAGAATGTCCAATCTTGATGAAGAATTATTTGAAACCTTCGATTTACTGAAGTTTACTACGTCCAAAGATTTTATTGATCGATGGAGCCATAAGTATGGCAAGAGAATGACAAGGCTCTTCCAGATTAGGATTCTTAAGTCCCTAGAGAGCAGGAAGCCTTTAAAGATGCAGACTCTCCACAAGTTTCTAGTAGTCGATTCAGGATTCAATCAGGAAGTCGTAGAAAACTTCCTAATAGATATTGACTATGAGATCTATTACCCTATTATTAGTGGTTCACTAACGGACGCTAAGTCCCCTAAACCCCTGAGAAAAGCAAGATGAACAAAGAAGACCTAATCAACGCCAACTACCGATCAAAAAGACTTTCCGATACTGGGCAAGATCCAGGTGATATTGTAGGTAGTGAAGCCTCTTTAATGCCCCTTCTAATAATACCGATATTCTTTCTTTTAATGCTTTGGGATAAATTCGCAACCTAAGACTTTTTCTTACTTTCGTTTAAAGTCTTTTTGAGTTCCTTCTGCTCCTCAATCCTCTTGCAGACGGTAGACTCACTTTGGTAGGCAGGGCAAGCCTCCTTATACTCGCACCAATCACAGAAGATATTCTTGCTTGCCCAGAACTCATCCGTCTTCTTCTTTCGGATGCGCCAGACCTTATCAATCTGTTTCTTCTTCCACTGGTCTATTTGGAATCGTGAGAATTTAACAGTTACGAAGTTTCCCGTCACTGGGTAGTAGTGTGAACAGTAAATCTTCTCATACGGGACATCGTAAGTTTTGTGAATAGCGTAGGCATACCCCTTTAGCTGATTGTCATCCAGAAGAGTTTTCTTCTTCTTCTCTCGTTTACTGGTCTTGTAGTCGATGACTAGGTAGCCTCCATCGGTACCTTTCACTACACGGTCAATAATACCTACAAAATTTATATCCTTGTCAGAATCTAAGGGGACGGTAAACAACTGCTCCGTAGACAAGGTTTCACCCAGCTTTTGATTCCAGAGAATGAAATTCTCCAGGCAAGACTGCATTCTAGTATTTTCCACAAAAGGGACTTTGTAGGTTGAACGTTCTGCTTCTGCTATCTTAAGCAGAGTCTTCATGCTCTTCTCCTTGAATCCTACTTCAAAGATCTTATGGATGAAGGATCCGAAATTCAACGCACCCTCATTCTTAGATCCGAATCCCGGTAGTCTTAGTATGTACTTTAGCTTGTATTTCCACAGGCACTGGTCTATGATGTCTCCGCGAGAGGCACTAATATTATTTATGAACATGAGCGATAATTCCTTTATTAGAAAATACTGTATTGGTAAGTTCTCATCTAATTATAGGCTTTCAAGCGATGATATAGAGTTAGTAGTTCCATCCCTTTTCATCGATAACGACTATAAGCGACACATGTCTATTAATCTGGTCACCGGATTATGGAGATGTTTTAAGTCTGGAGAGTCTGGTAACTTCTCCCAGCTATACGCTAAGATTGAAAAGTGCTCCTACGCCCAGGCATACGAAACCCTTATTTACGAAGATTTCTTAGCTCGTGGTATCTTTAGAGAGCCTAAGAAGTTTGAGCGGGTTGACCCAGATAAGATTGTTAGTAATCTAGACGATGCTAAAAACTTTGAAGTTGTAAAGGATCATCCTTTCGTATCCAGTAGATTACTAGACGGATTTAAGTTTTACGTTGCTAAGGAAGGTAGTTACAAAGGTAGACTAATTATCCCCTTTATCAATAGCTCAGGTAAGATGTTCTACTTCCAGGCTAGGGATTTAAATGGTTCCCAACCTAAGTATCTAAACTGTAAGAATCTTAAAAGCTCCCAAATCCTTTATCCTTTTGACTACGGATCACATGAACCTCTGTATATTACTGAGGGAGTTTTTGACTGCCTAAGCTTACAGGCATGTGGGTTAAATGCTACTACAACCTTGTCATGCTTTACTTCAAAGGAGCAAATGCTTCAACTCAGCCAGTATCTAGGTCCCTTGGTATGTGCCTTCGATAATGATGATGCAGGGTCCCATGGCACCAAAAAGTTTATGGAGAAAGCTTACTGGATTAACCGCGATGACCTCTTCACAGTAAGCCCTCCCTCTGGGTGTAAGGACTGGAACCAGATGCTCGTTGAGAGCGGCCCAGATGCCGTCCTAAGGGCCTCTAACAACCTGAAGAGGCTAGATCCCCTAAACCTAGAACTAGCCAGCCTAACGGATTATGAAGGCTAGTTCGTTTGATACTATGGTCTGATTCAGTGCTTGGAATTTCAACCTTGCAACATAGACACCTGTCTGAGACCCTAGGGTTCCGTCGAGCATTCTAGGGTGGGTTGCTAAGGCTGTAGTGTCCATGTTAAAGACTACGGTATTTGCCGAAGTAAGATCCGATACTCCTGACGTTTCAGCATAGGAAGAAACAGTAACCCTAGAGGGAAGGTTTCTATCGTCATTTCTTTTGTAAATCTCAATCTGAGGATTGACAACTAGTGACTCCTTAAACAAGTTAACGATGCTTCTATCGATGTTTGTGTTCTCAAGTGTAAAATCGTTAGTAAACTTTAGATCGACTTTAGACCCTAAGACTACATGGTTGTTCTCCAGTTGAGTGTTTACACGGAATAGTAATGGCTCCGTCACCCCGAAGAACTTATCCTCGGTTAGGGTGAAATCATTTATTATCGTAGTGAGGTTGGATCCGTTAACATGCTTGACAGTCCAAACATCTAGGTAATCCCCAACGCCTGATACGGTGTTAAGTATATTTGAGTATACAGTTTGTCCTAATACCGTTGTCGAAGACAGATTAAAGGCCGCACTTACTACGTTCTGGTCTAGGATTACAGCATACTGACCTTCAGCAAGCCTGTAAATGCCTGAAGCGTTCTGGGCACCTTGGGAGTAGTTGGAGGTATCAAAGGAGCTAGAGTCGGTCTGCGAATCTCCATCGTTTAGGATATTCGCAAAGTGCATCTTTACGAGTCCCGTAACACTAGAATCAATCTCCCCTCCGGGGTTGACCACCGAACTAGGGGCCATGTTATTTGCCGCCGCGAACACTGACACTCCACTAATCTCATAAGGATCCGCGTATTTCCCGTCATTAATGAAGTACATTAACAAGGCAGTAGGAGCTAATACTGACGGTCTCTCATGCCTCGTATTGACCGAATAGTTATTTATTTTCATGGGAATCCTTTAGAGCCTTCATTTCCTCAGAGTAAAATTGTATGAATGTAAACCTTTCGATAGAGGTCATTTTCTTTACGTCTGAGTAAGCAAATCCTGCCTTACTTACTAATATGTAGGCTTGTTGAAGGAGTTCTTTAGAAGTTAAACCATGTATTAGCTCACTGAAAAAAAATCGACACCGAGGGGAACAGCCATCAAAGTGGAAGTTTTACAGGAAGGGCAACTAAACAAGAATCGAGGGTCAATACCATACTCATCCTTGTTTACTTCCTTTATAATGGTCTTAATATCTTGAATATGCATTTTTTTAAGTGCTTTAGATATAATTACGGGATCAGTAACTTCTCCAAGGGAGGCAACAAATCTAAAAAGATTTTTCAATACCGTCTTAGAGTCTTCTAAGTAAGCTTCATCTCGACTTCGAGGGAAAACTACCTCCGCTGTAACTCCAAGTCTGGGAAGTTTAATTTTCCGAGGATTCGTAAGATCGTCTGGGACTTCCTTTACTTCAAATTGATTATCTAACTCTAAGATGGTGACGATTTCTTTTTTACAGTTAGGACATGCAATAGGGAATTGGTATTCTGATCCATAAGAAAGCTCTCTAATTTTCATTAAAAGAAATAGCTTATCCATGGTTAAAAGCTCGGACACTGTGACACCCGCAACACACGAACCGATTAGCATGTTTATAATTTCACTTCCCTGTCCCTTAGAGTTAAGTATTCTTTCCTCCTCTTGGTAGGTTAGTGCGGTTACCGTAGCTCCTGTAAAGTTAGAATAAAACTTACCTTTGGAAGGTAAGTCTACTTGCCACGTTTCGTTTTCTGGCATGTTTTTGAACAGATCCTTAAGTAGCTGTTCCTGGCTGTTCATATCACTTCCCGCTATTTTTCTTATTTCTGACATAACTCTCCTATTATGTAAATATAATAGTCTATGCGGATTGAAGTAGGAACTTTAATGGCTCGTCTGGAAACAGACAACCCAGAAATATTAAGGGAACTTAGGAGTAAATATTCCTTCCCTGTGCCGGGGTATCAATACTCCCCAGCTTACAGGGCTAGAAGGTGGGACGGGAAGAAAAGGTATTTTGAGCTAAATGGAAAGTTTAAGGCCGGACTACTAAGTCGAATATTAAAAGATCTTGAATTAATAAAAGTTAATACTAAAGGCATTGTAGATTTCAAGGATAAGGAGTGCCTACTAGGGGGTAAGGTTTCTCCCGTCAAAAAGTTCAAATATAGAGACTATCAGGAAGCCGCAATACAGCATTGCTTAGATACTAAAAGGGTGATCGTTAGTTCCCCTACGGGTTCGGGTAAAACTCTTATAATGGCAGGAGTGATAGCCGCATTGCAATCATTGGACCCTAATATACACGTTACCGTTCTCTTTAGGGAAAAAGGAATCTTAAAACAAACTTACGAGTTCTTTCAGGAGTGTGGTATTGACTCCTTAGGTATAAACTCAGGGGAAGGATATATACATGGAAGGGTAATGCTTTCTACTGTTCAAAGTATTGAGAAGATCATTGACACTCACCTTGAATCTTCAAAACTACTTATGGTTGACGAAGCACACCAGTTTTGCAAGGGTGAGACCACCATAGCTGCTGTTGAGAGCTTCCCTAATGCCTCCTACAGGCTTGCATTCACTGCTACTCCCCCAAGGGAAGGGGCAAAAGACATCAATGCTAGGATGGTTCTAGAGGGTGCGTTTGGAGCCGTATACACAACCAGGACCGCTGACGAGTTGATTAAAGATGGAAGTTTAGCCAAACCGATAATTCAAATCATAGATAACCCAGCCCCTTCGTCTATAGAGAGCAACTTGTCTTACTTAGAAATATATGAGAAGTATGTTGTAAACTCTAAATCTAGAAACGGTATGGTTAAAAAAATACTGTCTAAGGTTTACGCCGCTAATAAACAAGCTAAGGTTTTGATACTAGTGAAGAATCTTCAACACATTGAAAACTTAAAAAAGATTATACCTAACTGCTATACTATTGAAGGTAAAGATGATATTGGATCTCGATACGACATCATACAAGAGTTTATCTCTGATAAAAGCCCAGCCACAATAATCGGCACTAATGTTATGCAGACTGGGATCAGCATTGATGAGATTAGTCATATGGTAAACGCTAGGGGTTTGGCAGGAGAAGTTCCAACTATCCAAGGTCTTGGAAGAGGTACAAGAAAAGCTAAAGGTAAGACTAAAGTATTCTTATATGATTTTTATGATCATATCAAGTATTTGGAGTCTCACTCCAAACAAAGAATAAAGCACTATAATAACTTGAAGTTTGAGATTAATAGGATAACAATATGAAAAACGAAGATATATTCACTAGCAACGCACAAGCCGACGCAATAAACACTTTAACTACTGAGCAGTTAAGTATGGTAGAAAGCTGTATGGAGAGAATGAAGACAATAAAAGAGGACAAGAAAATATCGGAAAGAACCCTCAGAGAGCTTACAAGCGTTATGCGTGAGTTGGATGCCCTTAGAGAGCTTTTCTACCTGCGCCTATTCAATTCCCTTAAGCGTGGGGATATGCTGCTCGGCTAGGTCCAGCCTACAATCCTTAAGATCGTTCCGGCTTGCAACATGGTAGCGTTATTATCTGAATTGGTCTTGCAGGTAAATTTAAGTTTGTGTCCTGCCCCCAAAGCAAACATGGTACTCAGATTGGTAGTTCCTGCATCCTGGTCTGTATCTCTGGAGCTATAGTCGGTCGCAATGTGACTCGTTTGTTCTACCCACCCCTCCCCATCAGTATCTAGGTAAGTCCTTATTTGCCCTTCGATTCTTCCATCTCCCGTAGTTCTAGCGGCAACATCAATTTGATACGTCCCTGCGGTAGTAAAAGTAATGGTGGAACTACTAGAGATAACTATCCCAGAGTCTGAAATCTCAGGCACTTTCCATTTAAGGTCTACTTCAGTGTTAGCAACGTTATCAGTACCACTACCTATAGCTAGTAAAGTTTTTGGAGCACCAGTTATAGCATCTACATAGGTTTTAGTTGTTAAGTGCGGACCAAGAGTGGGAGCCACGTTACTAGAAGGCGCGGTGGAATTGAACTCGGCACCTCCTGAGACCGTTAGGTTGGTAGCGGTTACATTTGTTGAAATAAAATTTAAAGCGGATACAGTGGTCGCACTACCGCTTTCCATAAGTTGCAATGCATTACTATCTAGCAAAACTGCTGCAACACCCGAGGCCCCAGGATCATCTCCCGTTGTAGTGGCTGAAACATACGCAAAGTAGTTGCCATTAGTTGTTTGGATGTTTTGCGGCCCTTCTACCCAATTAGCACCCCATCTTGTTCCAACAAATTCAGTAGACGATGCATCAGTCCCAGAGAAGAATATAAAGCTATCTGCTGTCGAGTCTCCTTTGCCAGTGGTACCAGGAGGGACTGTAATTACATTTGAAACAATGTAATTAGTAGCACTAGCAGCCCCTGACACTTCTACGCTCTTCCCTCCAAATTTAATGGAC